AAATGCAGAGGTAGTAGCTGACTGTAATACAGTTAATGAAGCTGGTGAAACAACTGCATAGTTACCTGCGCCACGACGTGTACGTTGTGCGATAAGGTTAGCTGTACGGTTGATAAGAACTGCTAGTGCTGCATGTTCATCACCTACGAATGTAGCAGTACCTGAAACCAGGCTCTGATCGTATGTGAATTCTGTGCTTGCTAGTGAACGTAAAGAAAGTAGAATTTCTTGATCAATTTCAGCGGTAATTTCTTGCGCCAAAGCTGCCATGATTTCTGCTTCTACATCGATGCCGTGCATAGACTGTGCGTCCTGTGCGGCTTCAAAGGTCCAACGTGCTTGTAACTTACGTGTCTTCGCTTCAACAGCTTGTTTCAAGATCTGAACGCTGATGTTACGACCGCCTGTACCTTCCATTCCTGCTGTAGCTGCTGCACGGTAGTCGGCCTGTGAAGCGCCATTACCAGCAGAATATGCTTGAGCAATCTTGAAAGGACTCAATGCTTCATCACCGGCTGCTGTATCAGTAGCGGCTGCACTTGAGTCTGTCATTGTTGTTCCATAACGAACACGCAATGTATGGATCTGGCTTACTGGGCCAGCCATAGGCTGAACACCTACAAGTTCATTTGCAATGACTGTAGGCATAACACGTCGAATAACTGGTAAAATAACACGGTTTAATGTTGCAACGTTACCAGCGGCAGTAGCGCCACTTGTAGCAGATTCTGCTAAGTGGTTACGAGTGTTTTCTAAAATAACGCTCATTGTAGAACGTTTTGTACCGTCTAGACCTTCAAGCAATGCTTCTTTGGTCTCACCCCAACGGCTTTCTAATAGTGCTTGTGACATTATATATCTCCTGTTTACACTTTATTTTAAGCCAGCTAATTTCTTAATGTCGATAATATTGCTATCATTTACATTAGTCTTGTTAGTAGCTTTATCACCAGTTACTGCTTTACGGCTTTCTGTAACTACTCTCTTCTTTTTAGAAGGAGCAACGTCATTGGCTTTATTAGCAAGTACCGCTGGTAGATATTTCTCGAAAGTATTCTCTAAACGACTTGTTTGAACACTTTCTAATAGGCTCTGCATGATTTCGCGCTTCTCTTTGTTAAGTGGCGCTAACAAATCTGTCATTGCCTCTTCACGCTGATTGCTGTCTTTAATCATACGAATCTCTCTGTTTTTACTTTCTGTAAGTGTTTCGGCTTTTGTTACTTTGCTTGCAGACTCTGTTAGCTCTACGTCCTTAGCTTCAATTGCATCTTTCAACTTACGAATCTCTGCATTTTCGTTTAAGTGCGTTGATGTAAACTCACTTGAGAATGCTTCGAATATTTGACGACCAAAGGCGTTCTCGCGAGCGGCTTTTATGTCTTCTTGTAACGCTGTCAACTCTGTTGATAGTTTTGACTTAATATGGTCTTGAACTTTAGTTGCGCTTTCTTTTACAAAACGTTTCTTAAGTGCTTCCAATTGATCACGTGCTTCTGCAACAAGTTTGACCTTAGTTTCCACTACGTCTTTCTTGTCTTGAGCAAACTCACGAACTTCTTTTGCTAACTGTTTAGCAACAAAAGATTCAACTGCATCTAAACCTTCACTTTGGATTTTGCGGTCCTTACGAAGTTCTTTAATCTCTTCAGCTAATTTAGCTGTCATGAAATTATTAAACTTAGCACCGTTTTAAACTCAACAATCTCTGATTCTAAACCTTCTGTGACCATCTTATCAAGAGCTTCTACCATTACCGTTTTATCATGATCATAACGCTGTGCGAATTCTTCACGTAACTCTGTACGCAGTTCTTCACGTGCTTCACTTAACTTTGATTCCCAGGCTTCCATAATCTCGGTGCTGGTATCTTCGTTAATAACGTTATTATCGACCAAATTTTTAATTGCATCTAACATGTTTGGCATGTGTGGTCTCCTAAATTTTAAGATCTTTGATTAGAGCAATTACGCCTTCTCTCAAATACCTTTGTACACGTTTGTTCTCGCTAGCCTCTTCTGCAATACCTAACAACTTCAAGCCACCTTTCATATTCATGATGCCTTCATATATAGCTGTTGGATACGCTTCAGGTGCACTAGGTTGAGCAACTATATCTACAGTGATTATTTCAAATTCACTGACGTGTCCTGTAGCTTCGTTAACGTTACCACTTCCCCTAGATGAAACACCTAGTTTAACTCCGGACTCAAGCATTGTTTCAATGACCTTGCCCATTGGAGTCGGTAGTATCTTTAACTTACCATAACCGTTAGCGCCTTCCATCCACATCTCTGTGATCATGTGTGACACGCGGTCTAAATTAATCTTTAAATCTTCCGGATGATCTATTTCGCCTAAAACGGAATAGCCACCCGTGATTTGTTCGTTAAGTGTCTTAACGGCAGTGTTAATTTCTCTTACTGGATATATACGCTGATTAGCATTTTTCTGATCGCCTTGGATGCAGATGCCTTTCATGTACAAATCCTTTCCGCCCTTGCCGTCATCTTCGTTAAGAAGAGTAACGCCAGCGGCATCAAAGTTTAAATATTCTTGTAAGATACTCATTATCTAACTACCTTAAGAACCGGAGAGACTTTTCTTATTAACTCCAGCATCTTCACCCTTTTTCTTAGGTTCTGTCACTTTACTTTCATTTGGCTCTGTGGTGCTATCGCCAGGCTTAACTGTTGGGTTTGCTACGTTACCTTCTTCGCCAATTTCTTGGTGTGGTTTAGCAACTGCGCCTTTCTTACCACTGTTGTCAGCATTAACAGATTTCTTGTTAATTGTGCCTTCTTCAGTTGAGTTAGAAATGCCTTTAGAAACTTTAGTAAGGCTAACTGCTTCATTGAAGCGTCCTTCCATACCCATTTCTTCTTCGCCGCCTAAGCTAGGTTCCATGCCCATGTCATCCATGCCAGGTTCCATACCCATTTCTTCTTCGCCGCCCATCTCGTCGCCCATTGCAATATCAAATTGAGCTAATAGCTCATCCAATGAGTCTTCAAGATCAACAACACGATCTTCTAAGTCAGCTTCTTCTTCGCCCATTCCGCCCATGTCATCCATGCCGTCTAGTTCGTCGTCCATTCCCATTTCTGGTGCTGGCTCTTCGCTGCCCATTTCAGGCTCCATGCCCATTTCATCTTCGCGCATTCCTTCTTCATCAGTTGAAATATCGTTAATAAGTTCATCAGCTTTATCGCCACCAAACTCGTCTTCGCTATCCATTAATGATTCGTAAATGTCACGTGATTTTTCAACTACGATTTCATGAAAAAGGTCTTCGGCTTTGCCGTCTTCTTCATTGATAACGTATTCGATCAATTGTTCAAATTTATTCATTCTAGAATCTCCTAAAGTATACTTTCTATGCTCGTATTTAAGAGGCCAGAGCTTATTTTAGGTGTTTAACAGGTGAAAAGGTGTGAAAAGGTGATTCTTTTGAAGAATCAGAGGATGTTACTAGTTAGAAAGGGTCGCCGCCCATGTCGTCAGCTGGGGTGCTGTACTGCGCTCGGATATTTTTTAACTTTGCTTCTTTTTCATATTCACGTATGTCATTCATCTTACGTAACTTGTTGATTTGCTTTAAAGTAAGGCGTGTTTGACGTAAGGCATACTTAGTAGACTGGTCGTCCGATAAGTCCTGCATGCCTGGAATCTGTTGGTCAATTTCGTTTATGATCATATTGTTATTTATGGCGTATCTGTATCTAACTCGCCGCCAGCACCTGCTTCTTGCGGGCCGCCTTCTGCATCAAGGTCGTCTATGCCTTCGAAGTCTTCCATATCACCTAAGTCAGCATCCATACCGCCCGGTGTTACGCCGACACCACGTAAGTCTTCGCCACCGCCGCCTTGCGCTTCTTCATCAGTTACGTTGTTCTCTTCGCGCCACATTGTTTCATTCTCAAGCATTTCTTCTTCAGTTAGACCTAAGTAACGTTTAAGTGCAAAACGCTTAGACATATAAGGAATTTCAGATATACCGCTGAAGTTACCTAGACGTGTAGCATCAAGCTCAGTCTGTCTGTAGCTTGCAAAGTTTTGTGGATTGTTAAACTTAATATCAAAGATCTTAGCGTCAATGTTAAAGCCTCTCCAACGCATAAACATCTTAAACTCTTCGTTTAGTTTGGTAATAAGGATATTCTGCATACGTTCGCAGTACTGATTGAAGCGGAACTCTTGTATTAATGCTGTACCCATGCGCCCATCGTTCACAGTACCTTGTGTATCGTCTGGGCCAGTTGGCAAATAACTACTCGGAACACGTAAACCACGTGCCATCTTATTATTGAAGTAACGTAA